GGTACTTCAAACAGACTTGTTGAATCAGATTTATCAATTGCAGGTTTTACAGCAAATAATGTTGTGTCTGCACTGGTAGAACATGATGTAGATATACATGGTGCTGGTGGAGGTACGGCTTCTTCTGATCTGACTACTGCCGCAAACGACATTGTTTCTGCCATTAATGAGATTGAGGCCGTCTTTGATGCGTCTACTCATGAGATCTCTGCGGGAACAAATCAGTTTGATGTAACGACAGGTGACCTCAACTTTGCGGTTACTGGTGCGGTCAGTGTAGATGCGAGTGGTGACATCTCTCTTGATGCCGATGGTGGAGACGTATTCTTCAAAGATGCGGGAACTACCTACGGTTCTTTGACAAACACCAGTGGTAATCTGATTGTTAAATCAGGTACAACCACAAACTTAACAATGTCAGGTGCAAACCTTACAACTGCTGGTACATTAACTACTGGTAGTAGTATCACCGTTGGTGGCCCAAAGATTAATAGAACAGGTACATTGACACTTGACGTATCTACGAATCTTATCTTAGATGCTGACACCGCTATTCAGTTGAAAGATGATGGAACACTATATGGTCGTTTCATTAAGAGTGGTTCTGACTTACGTATCCAATCGGGTGCGAGTAATGCTACCGCACTGACGTTCAGTGGTGCAAACGCAACCTTTGCTGGTACAATAACGGGTGGCACATTAAATACTGCTGCAAGTGATATTGTTGCTGCAATCAACGAACACGAAGCAGACTTGGGTACTATGTCCCTTGACACCAGTGCTTCTAACGTTACCGCTGCTATTAATGAACTACATACTAGTGTTGGTGCTGCAATTGGTTCGACCCATAACACAACAACAAATAATATCGGTGCGTCTCTTAATTCTCTAGACAGTGCAGTAGGTAATTTAGGAATACTAAATACTGATGGTTCTATCGCAAATAGAACTGACCTTGTAAGAGCTATCAACTCACTTGCAGATGACATCACTAATCTAGATTCAAATAGTACAGTACAGAACACAAGATTGGGTTCACTGGTAGACTTAAACGCTGCATTTGTGAATGCAGAGAGAAATAACTTTGTTGCTGCACTGAATGCATTAAGGGTAGACGTACCACTGATCTATGATGAGAATGGAACACAACTTAACTAGGTGGAGAGAACGTGACTGTTCCTGTAAAACTAAAAGACAGTGCTGCACCGTCTGAACTTCAGACCTTTACCTCTACGGAAGAGAATTATCTTGCGTATCAGGCTGGACTGCAACTAAGTGCAAGTGCCAATAGCGGCCTTCAGCTGACTGATACAGGTACGAACTATATTATCGGCACCTTTACCGACACATCATATGATGATGCTGTTGGCACGAGCGCGGAAGCGGGTCTGGCAACTACCACAGTAACAACTACTGTCCGACAACGTGGGTCAACTGCTACTACAAGTGGTAGTGACTATCGTGTGCCAGTAAAGAATCTGACAGAAAGTGGTCAGCAAGTTATTCGCGAGATGAATGCCTCGGATCTCAACACGTTACTTGATCGTTTGATTTCTCGTATCTTTACCTCAGACTATCCGGGCTCTTTCCAACTTGCAACGTCTGCCCCTAGTGCTGATTACCAAGAATATGTATCAAATGTAATGACTGACACCAGATCTGATGGTGCGTCATTACAGTATAACATCTACCGTAGGAATGCGATGACAGCACCTACGAAAGTACTGCCATTTGCCATCAAACGATCTAGCGGAAGAACTGGTACCTATCAAGGTCTTCAGTTGATGAGTGATGCTCAAGTAAAGTACTCTTTGGGTCAACTAGCAAAGACTCGTATTGCATCGTCACAGACTGGTGTAGGTAACTACAGAATATTCAGTTCTGCTCAAGGTAACCCAGCGGCAAATAGTTTGTCCGGTACATGGGTTTCCAAAGGAACGGCTACAGACACTCGACAAGCAATCGTCTCTGCCAACTATACTAGAGGTCGTGTATCAAACTTCAACCGAACACGTTCATCAAACTATCAACGAACTTCTACTAGAACCTCCAATAGAAACTTCTCGGCTGCTTATACAAGGATTCGATCAAGCGCATATGCCCGAATAAGAACCAGCAACTACACTGGTAACTTTATAGGCAACTTCTTAGGGGATTATCAACGAACAAGTACACGAACTAGCAACAGAGAGTATCAACGAACAAGCACACGAACACGAGCATCCAACTACACTGGAACGGTATCTTATACAGGTGACTACTCTCGAAACTTTGCTGGTAACTTCTCAACGACTTATGTTGGAAACTATTCCCGTGCTACCAATTTTACCGGAAACTTTGTGGGAAGTGCTATTGGTGGTGGCTCTGGAGGATTTTACTCAGTAACTGCGGGTAATGAATATTATTTTGACGTTCACGAGGAGTTTGGTGATGCCGGTGAGGGAGCTGCCTTTAATTTTTACCGAACTACGATTGTGTGGAAGGGAACAACTCTTTACGCTCAGAATGCGCCTGGCAGCGCCGCCGGCTATGTTGGCGAAACGAATACATATCAAGTTATCGGTGGCGCTAGATTCGATAGAGGATCTCTGGTAAGCACAACAACAATCGATGCTTTTACGACGAGGTACCGTTATGGGATTATTGGTCTGAATCAAAACTCCAACAATGTTAGTTTCACAAGAAGTAGTGTCGGATCAACAAGTTATACACGAAACAGTATCGTAACTTCTACAAGAACCAGTAATAGAGTCTATCAACGTGTTAGTACGAGGGAGGTTAATTATTCTAGAAACTTTGCTGGTAACTTTATTGGTAATTATTCTAGAAACTTTGTAGGTGACTTTTTAGGTGATTATCAGAGGTTAAGAATTAATGATTCAACAGCGGACTTCAGTAGAAACTTCGTAGGAAACTACTCTAGAAACTTCACAGGCAACTATACTGGTAACTATGCTAGAAACTATGCTGGCAACTTCGTAGGGGATTATGCACGTAACTTTGCGGGTAACTATGCTCGAACCTTTACGGGTAACTATGCTGGTAGTCAGATTGGGTCTGGTAATACAAACATTGAGACTTATACTCTCTATGTAAGAACAGCATAAATAGGTTGTATGGGTAGTACTACACTAAAACTTGAGGGGACAAATGGTGACCTCAAGGAGATAACAACCACAGAAGAGAACTATCTTGCTTATCAAGCGGGACTACATCTTGCTGCTTTGGATTCTAGTGACGTTAGTAAGATTACTGCCGTCAGTACTAATAATACACTAGTTGGTCAGTTTGTCAACACCGCCTTTGATGATGGTGTTGGTACACATGGATTCTCTGGTGGTAATGTACCCGTTATACAAACAACAACCTCTTTGTATCAAAGAGAGGGTGTTGCAGACTTTGCGGGTGACTCGGATGCATTCAGATACCCTATTGAGTTTGTTGATAACAGTGGAACCGCTGAGATACATGAGTTAGATTCCTCTGAAACGGATACTTTAGGTGACCGTCTTCTTTCTCGTATAGCAACATCTGAATACCCAGGCGTATTCAAGATTGGATCATCTGCTCCTGATGGAACATACTCTACCTATAAGGCAGGGGTCTTTGATGATACCGTAGAGACCGGAGCCTCAGGAACAACATATAATGTATATGTGAAATCCTCAATGTCTGCGCCGACAACAATTCGTCCAGTATCAATCAAACGAGCCAGTGGTCTGACCGGAACCTTCCAAGGTCTCCAAGAGATGACTGATGCTCAAATCCGGTATACCTTTGGGTCGCGTGTTCAGACTCGTATGATGAATGGAAATGCTGGTATTGGCACTTACCAGTTGCGTAACAATACACAAGGTGCTCCAACTGACACGGGAACATGGGCAACACGAGGCACTGCTACAGACACTCGCCGTAATCTAGTAAACACTGATTATTCTTCTGATTATCTAAGAGACTCTACAACAAACTCCACCCAAGATTTCGCACGAAATGTTAATTATGTCGGCAACTACTCTCGAAACTTTGCGGGTAACTTCATTGGGGATTATACCGGAGATTTTACTGGTAACTTCATAGGTGACTTCACGGGAAACTATTCTAGAAGTTTCCTTGGTGACTATGTTGGGGACTACTCAAGGAACTTCATTGGTGACTATGTCGGAGACTACTCAAGGAACTTCCTTGGAAACTATGTGGGCAACTATGCCCGTGCTTACTCGGATACATATTCAAGAACACGAGTAACCACATATACGGGTGACTTCCTTGGAAACTATGTGGGCAACTATGCTCGTAACTTTTCTGCGGTGTACCAAAGAACTCGGGCCACGAGTTTTATTGGCAACTTTGTAGGTGACTATACTGGTAACTATGCTCGTGCCTTTGCTGCAAACTACCAGAGAACATCAACTCGAACAAGTATCGCAATATCAACACGAATAAGTCTGGCAAACTTTGCCCGTGCCTTTACTCGTTTACGGATTGCTATATCTAACCGACAGTATACTCGTTTACGGATTGCTATATCCAACCGAGCTTACTTGCGGAACTTCACGGGCAACTATACCGGAAACTATACTGGCAACTTTGCTGGGGCAAGAACTTCTACACGAATTTCTACTAGATCAAGTAGTGTCTATGGTTATATTGGTAACTTCACGGGCAACTTTGCTGGGTCAAGGATCTCGACACGAATTTCTACTCGTTTACGGATTGCTATATCTAACCGACAGTACCTTCGTAACTTTACAGGTAACTATACCGGAAACTATTTAAGAAACTTTACTGGTAACTATACGGGCAACTACGCACGTAACTACCTTGGAAACTTCACGGGTAACTTCACGGGCAACTATATTGGTAACTTTTTAGGTGACTATACGGGTAACTATGCTCGTAACTATTCTGCGGTGTACCAAAGAACTCGTGCGACAGATTTTGTTGGCAACTTTGTAGGGGATTACACAGGCAACTATGCTAGAAACTTTGAGGCTGATTATACTCGTAACAGCACTGTAGACTTCATAGGGGACTTTGCGGGAGAATATGTCGGTAACTATACTAGAAACTTTGAGGCTGATTACCAAAGGACTCGTGTATCCAGTTATTCTGCGACTTATCAACGAACCCGAACATCAGTATACTCGGCTACATATCAAAGAACACGTATAAGTACTTACACCAGAACCTCTACACGAGACTCTCTTAACAACTTTACACAAGTGTTTCAACGAGATAGTATTGTGGTTCGTTCTAGTGCTTACAGTAGAACACGTGTAAGTAATACAACTTTCACAGGTGACTTTACAGGTAACTTTATCGGTGACTATACAGGCAACTTTATTGGTACAACGATTGACTCTGGCACCTCTACTATAACAACATATACTTTATACCAGAGAACCGCATAACCCTGATATATATAATATTGAATGTCGATGGAGAATATAATGGCAGATAGAAAATGGTTAAATAATGCATTCTGGGAGACCCCCCAGAAACTAATCTTGAATGCAATCAGTGAACATACTGAGGGTAACAAGAGTATTCGTCAAGTTCACAAGATCACCAAATTCAACGATGATGAAACAGAAAACGAAATTTTCAATGAGGTAGTTGAATTTCTTGGTGAAGACCTAATTGATGAATCAAGCAAGAAACGTCTGGAAAAGAAACAGGCCGAAGCTGAGATGGAGAAGGAGAAACAACTAGAACAGGAACGAGCAAAGAAACTCGAAAAACTGTTTGAATATAAGTTGGAAACCTTTGAAATCTCAGAGATCAAAGAGTCAAAGAATCGTCTGCTCAAGTCCAAACTAAGGCGCTCTAAGTCTATTCCTGAAGTGAACCTATATGCCATGATGATTGTGAAGGATGCCATTGACAATGCAGAATCCAAGTAAAGGATTTGTAATAGTTGCATCTAATAATGTAAACTTTTATGTCTATGCAGTAAATCTCATAGAGTCCATCAGAGACTGGTATCCAGAAGCACAGATCACTCTCGTAACCGAAGAACGCTTCATCGATGATCGTGCCGATGAGGCTGATAACATCATCTTCTGTGACAATCACTATCGTGCCAAACTCTGGGGTATGTCACAATCTCCGTATGACATTACGATGTATGTTGATGCTGATATGGATTGTGAACACGAAGACATTGCCAAGGTCTGGGATGAACTAGGTGATCATGATATGGTCTTTCATGAGTTGACACCTGAACGCGAAAAGTTCTATGCTATCCGTAAGTTCCGGTATAAGGGCCGCGACGAAAAATACACCTTGTGTGGTGGTGTCTGTCTGTATCGTAGTAGTAATCCTCTAGTCATGGAGTTTATGGCAGAGTGGTTTGAGTTATTTAATAAGCAGCAAAACAACATATGGCAACCAGAGGGATTTGATAAACGACAATGGAACGATGATCTGAAACACTTTGATCAAACTACATTGTGGTGGTTGACCGAAAGGGTGGACAAGTACAAGGATCTCAAGATTGGAATCTTTCATGATGATATTCGGTGGAACTACTTCACTCAATACCAATACGAGAACCTACATTCCATAGAGGGTAAGCCTCCGATCCTTAGACACTACTCTGGTTCATTACACAAGGATAGACTCCTAGTATGAAAGATGTCCCGATAGTAAACAAGGATGTCCTTGCTGCACTAGACAACTTTCTTTGGTATTATGATAACAAGGATTTAGTAGCGAAGACTCTAAGACTCCACGGAGAGGCAAAGGATCGTGAACACTATGTTAGTACGAAACATCGTGATACTATTGTCAAAGAGGATGAAAAACATGAGGGGTTTCCAGAAGAGTCTCACGCCTATGCATTGAAGGCAGAAAGATTACACTTCAATGATGATCATGACAAGATCGAGGCCGCACAGTTCTATTCAAACTACAGTAAGTTCAATCAAGAACTCTGCACCTTGTTATCAACTCGTAACAATGCACTGACGCAATTGTATCCACCCAATGGATACATCTCTTGGCACAACAACGCAAACGCATCTGCATATAACATCATCTTCTCTTGGTCTGAGACTGGTGAGGGATGTTTTAGATATATTGATGGTCATACAGGTAAGGAAGTGGTCATTCCCGATAAGAAAGGATGGCAGTGCAAGGCAGGATACTTTGGTGCCTACGGGGAACCTTGGTACAATAGAGTCTATCATGCTGCGGAAACTGACTGCTGGAGGATCACTGTATCCTATATGTTTGACCGTAGTGATATGGGACTTGGTCTACAAGATGACATTGTAGAGGAAATAATGTCTGATTTCTAGTTCTTTAGACGGTTGAATCCTTATAAATAAACAAAGAAAATATTGTTTTTTATACGGGTAAAGAGATGCAACCGAATTACGAAGACATCACTATTCAGCAAGGTACCGATGTATCGGTAGAAGTACATCTAATCACTGATAGTGACGGAGCATTCGATCTGACCAATAGGTCTGTCGCTGCGAAGATGAAAAGAAACTACGCTGATTCTGCTGCCGATCCTGACACAGTGTCATTTAATGCTATAGTAGCAACTCCTCCTACTGATGGTATTATCACCCTCGCTCTGACCAACGCACAAACCGATGTGTTAAAAACCCGTGGTCGTTATGTTTATGATGTAGAACTATCGTTTACTGATAGTGATGGCAATTCCATCATTCAACGAGTCCTTGAAGGACAGATTGAAGTTTCACCGTCTGTCACGAAATAAAGGGAAGATCTAATGGCCGAGAAGATCATTGTAAAAAAAGTATTAGTTGGGACACCCCTAAGACGGGTAACGGCAGGTGCTTTTGCTATTACAAACTTGGGTGGTGTTGATGTAAGTGCTACGGAATCTGATGGTTCTATACTCGCGTATAATAAAATAACCCAAAAGTACGAAGTAACCAATCTAAAAACTGACGCAAACCTCACTTCTTTATTCGATAGTGAACTAAACAAATATACTTTTGGGTTGACAAATACTGCATTTACTGGTAGTATTATTCCCGACAGCAATGAGGCATATGATCTAGGTAGTTCTACAAAGAAATGGCGTGATCTTTATCTGAGTGGCAATACGATCACTCTAGGAACCCTATCTCTGAAAGATAGTGGTGGTAGTTTAACAGTAGTTGATGCCTCTGGTAACAAGATAGACCTAGACCTATCATTAAGCACAAACAATGCTTCGGTATTGTCTCTTGACAGTGAATCTGGAACATTTATATTTAATGATTCAGACCTTGCAAGAACAAACGTCAATGAGATTTTCCATACTGGGCTCACTGTAAATGGTGGGTTATCTGTAACTGGTGGTGCGACTATTGATAGTGCAACCATCGCTAATCTTGCGGGTACCAATTTTACTGGTTCACAGGCAACTCTTGATTCAGCAACTATTGGTGGTATTCATTTAACAACTAATGATATTACTACAACTGGAAAGTTATATTACAGTAATGTATTCTCTGCACTATCAGACCTTCCAGACGCATCAACATATCATGGTATGTTTGCACATGTTCACGCAACAGGTAAAGGTTACTTTGCTCATGGTGGCGCGTGGCATCAATTATTAGATAAGTCTAGTGCAAATGATAGTGCGACTATTACCAATCTAGCAACGGCTCAACTGGATGCTGGTCAGGCAACTATCGACTCGGCAAACATCACTAGTATTAGTTTCTCTAGTATCGATGCAACAACAACTTCTACGATCAGAAACATATTCAGTGCGGCGGGAGACCTCTCATATAATAGTGGAACTGGTGAATTTACCTTTGATGTAGAGAGTGTCTACACCAAAGCAAACTTTGATTCTGACCTCGGACTTGCAAACACTGGTCAATTACCAGAAGGCACGAACCTCTACTATACCACCGCACGATTTGATGCTGCACTTGCTACTAAAACAACAGCGGATCTTGCAGAACACAATACTAATCTATACTATACAACTGCACGAGCAGACAGTGACGCAAAGGCATCATTACTTGTAAATGATACGGGCGGTGATGGATCTCTGACCTATGACAGTGCATCAGGTGTCTTTACCTATACTGGGCCAAGTGCGGCAGAGGTAAGGGCGCATCTCACTGCAAACAAGGGTTTATCTGTATCTTCAGGTGAATTCAATATTGACTCTGCTAATGTTAAGGGAATGTTTAGTGCAGGGGGCGATTTACTCTATAACAGTAGTACTGGTGAGTTTTCCCTAGAACGACCAGAGATTGATTCTGCTGGAGTAAGAGCATTAGTATCTGTTACCGATGCTGGTGGTGATGGATCACTCTCATACAATAATGGTACTGGAGTATTCACATACACAGGCCCATCAGCAAGTGAAGTAAGAGCACACCTGACTGCGAACAAAGGTCTTGCAGTTAGTAACGGTGAGTTCAATATAGACTCCGCTAATGTACGTGCGATGGTATCGGTAACTGACGCAGGAGGAGATGGTTCTCTTTCATATAATGCCAGTACAGGTGTTCTAACCTACACAGGGCCTAGTGCATCTGAAGCACAATCACACTTAACCGCAAATAAAGGTCTGAGTGTATCATCTGGCGAGTTTAACATAGACTCTGATAATGTCAAGGGGATGTTCTCTGCTACGGATGCAGGGGGAGACGGAAGTTTCTCATATAGTAATGGGGTCTACACATATACGGGCCCGAGTGCAGCGGAAGTAAGAGCACATCTTACCGCCAACAAAGGACTCTCAGTATCAAGTGGAGTGTTTAACATTGACTCCGCTAATGTTAGAGGTATGTTTAGTGTTAGTGGAGACCTTGCGTACAATAGTGGTACAGGTGCATTTTCATTCACAGAAAGAACGGATGCAGAGGTCAGAGGATTAGTATCCGCAACTGACGCTGGTGGTGATGGTTCTTTCTCTTATAACAGCAGTACGGGTGTATATACCTACACGGGCCCTAGTGCATCTGAGGTAAGAGCACACCTGACTGCAAACAAAGGACTTTCGGTATCAAGTGGTGAGTTCAATATTGACTCTTCAAATGTCAGAGGAATGTTCTCTGCTACGGATGCTGGCGGTGACGGTTCATTTGCATATAACAGTTCAAACGGGACATACACTTATACTGGCCCCAGTGCAACCGAAGTCAGAGCGCATTTAACCGCAAATAAAGGTTTATCTGTATCCAGCGGTGAGTTCAATATTGACTCTGCTAATGTAAAAGCAATGTTCTCAGGTAGTACTGGTGTAACATACAGTAATGGTGCGATCAGTATTGGTCAGGCAGTTGCGACCTCAGATGATGTAACTTTCGCAGATATCGCCGCAACTGGTAATGTAGTCATCAGTGGTAATCTACAGATATTAGGTTCACAGACTGATGTTGCGACAACAACCCTAACAGTGACAGATAAGAACATCACTATTGCTGATAGTTCAACATCAAGTGCACTAACAGACGGTGCGGGATTGACATTCGGGGCGTGGTCTTCAGGTACTATACCGACATTCACTTGGAATCATGCGAACACAAGATTCGCTTCAAACTATCCTATCGCTGCAAATATTGTCGGTAATGTTACGGGTACAACCTCTGACATATCTAACCATACAACCGCAGACTTAACTGAAAACACTAATCTTTATCATACCACTGCACGTGCAAGAGGTGCCGTATCGGTAACCGATGCGGGTGGAGATGGAAGTGCATCATACAATAGTTCAACAGGTGTTATTACCTACACAGGGCCTAGTGCATCTGAAGTAAGAGCACATCTGACTGCGAACAAAGGTCTAAGTGTATCCTCTGGTGAGTTCAATATAGACTCTGATAATGTCAAGGGAATGTTTGCCGGTAACAAGGGTCTATCATATTCAGATGGAACCTTTAATATTGACTCTGCCAATGTTAGAGCAATGTTATCGGGTGGTACTGGTATTACCTATAACAGCGGTACTGGTGCCATCACAACAACTGATGGTGACATTGTCCACGATAACTTGAGTGGATTTGTTGCTAACGAACACATCGATCACACTTCAGTCTCCGTGACTGCGGGAAGAGGTTTGACTGGCGGAGGTACTATTGCTGCTACAAGAACTGTAGCAATTGACTCGGCTGAACTCTTAGCATATTTTGAATCTAGTCTAAGACACGATAACCTATCAGGATTTGTTGCTAACGAACATATCGATCACACTGGAGTGACACTTACTGCGGGTGATGGTCTTACAGGTGGTGGTACTATTGCCGCAAGTAGAACCTTTACTGTGGTTGGTGGTAAGGGTATTATTGCAAACGCAGATGATATCCAAGTTGACTCAGCAAACATCAAAGGTATGTTTAGTGGTGGTACAGGTATTACATATAGTAATGGCGCAATATCAACCACAGACGGAGACATTGTCCACGATAACTTATCAGGATTCGTTGCGAACGAACACATTGACCATAGTGCGGTATCTGTCCTTGCTGGTACTGGTTTAAGTGGTGGTGGCACGATTGCAGCAGATAGAACTGTAGCAATTGACTCAGCTGAACTCTTAGCATATTTTGAACCGAGTCTGAGACATGACAACTTATCAGGATTTGTCGCTAACGAACACATAGATCACTCTGGTGTGAGTATTACTGCTGGAACGGGTCTGACAGGCGGTGGTACAATCGCAGCAACAAGAACTGTAGCAATCGACTCTTCTGGCCTTAATTCATATTTTGGTGGAACAGGTAAGGGTTTTGATGCAGATAAACTTGATGGTCAACACGGGACTCATTACAGAATCAATGTATATAACAATTCAGGCACATTGTTAAACTAAGGATAAATAGTTAGATGTCAAGTTATCAAAGAATCACAAGTAGATCCCAGTTTATCGAATATTGTCTCCGTAGACTAGGGGCCCCTGTTATTGAAATTAATGTGGACGATGAACAGATCGAAGATCGTGTCAACGATGCACTACAACTATTCAATGAGTATGACGGAGAAGGTAGTTCTCGTACATTTGCTATCATAACAATAACTCAGGCCATCCTTGATCGTGGGTTTATTGACTTTGATTTAGATACCTTACCTAGTGGACTAAATGCTGATGACATACTTAGTGTGGTCAGAGTATATCCAATTGATGACCAAACGGGAAGTGTTAATTTCTTTGATATCAAGTATCAGATGCGTCTGAATGATATGTGGGACTTGAATACTGGTATCGGTGATCTGGCATATTATGAACAGATGCAACAGTATCTGTCTACTATTGATTTGAAACTAACGGGTCATCCACAGATCCAGTACCAGAGAGCCAATAATAAACTACACATCTTTGGTGATATAGCAGGGGCGCATGGTGACCTTCAGGTAAATGATAAGGTTCTTATTGAAATGTATGTTACTACTGATCCGAACACCAATGGTAAAGTATATAACAACATATTCGTAAAAGAGTATACTACTGCACTAATCAAAGAACAGTGGGGTTCCAACCTAATTAAGTTTGAGGGGATGGTGTTGCCGGGCGGTGTCCAGTTGAATGGTCGCCAGATATACGAAGATGCCAAACAAGAAATCGAAGTAATTCGTCAACGAATATACAACGAGTATGACACACCACCAGACTTCTTCATAGGATGATATAATGGCAACGAACCCGTATTTCAAACAGGGTGTTCGTTCTGAACAAAATGTCTATGAGGATATCATCATTGAAGCCCTCAAGATGTATGGTCAGGATGTATATTACCTCCCACGCGAAATAGTCAACAAGGACAAGATCTTTGGAGACGATGTGCCATCACGGTTTGGTTCTTCGTATAAGGTGGAGATGTACATTGAGAACACCGAAGCATTTGATGGAGAGGGTGATCTGTTCACCAAGTTTGGTATCGAACTAAGAGACCAAGCAAACTTTATTGTTTCCAGAAAAAGATGGAAGCAACTAGTAGGCGCTCGTCTTACAGAAAACAACTTCCGTCCCCGTGAAGGTGACCTAATCTACCTGACCCTGTCCAACTCTATGTTTGAGATACGACGAGTTGAGACCGAAGCCCCATTCTATCAGTTGAGTCAACTACCCACATTCCGTATGCAGTGTGAACTGTTTGAATACAATGATGAGGACTTTGATACTGGCATCGAAACAATACAACTTATAGAGGAAGAGAATGCATTCCAGTATGCCGTAACACTAGACTCTGCCAGTGTTGGTTATACGATAGGTGAAACGGTTGAACAAGAACTTTCCACATATACAATGAGAGGTGAGGTTACCGACTGGTCTGATTCGGATAAGATATTACAATTGGCGCATGTAGGTGCATCGGATGGTAAGTTCCACACTTGGGTTACAAATGCACAAGTCAAGGGTCTGACAAGTCTTGCTGTTGCAACTCCATCTTTAGTTGCACAACTACAGAATATTCAGGCTGATGCCCAGAACACATTCTTTGATGATTTTGAGAGTGACTTCTTAGATTTCTCTGAGAGTAATCCATTTGGAGATATCCAGTAATGTTTGGAACATGGTTTTATCATAAGAGAGTGAGGACAGCGGTATCCGTATTCGGATCTATGTTCAACAACCTCTATGTCTTACGGGAGAACTCTGCTGGTGAGATTATCTCACAGGTTAAAGTACCTCTGTCCTACGCACCCAAAAGAAACTTCATCGCACGATTAGATCAGATGAGTAATGGCGAAGAGTCAGAACGTAGGGTAGCGATCAAGTTGCCTCGTATGTCGTTTGAGATTACTAACATGCAGTATGATGCAACACGACAGTTACCCAAGACCAATGCAATCTCTAAAGCAGTGGCTAATACTGTAACTAACAGACGCAAACTCTATACGTCTACTCCATATACAATCTCGTTTCAGTTGAATGTATATGCCAAGTCACAGGACGATGCACTACAGATCGTAGAACAGATCCTACCGTACTTTACTCCACAATATACCTTGACAATCAAACCATTTGCTGATATAAACACTCTGACCGAAGATGTGCCTGTCACATTATCTGGGGTCAGTTTCTCGGATGACTTTGAGGGTGCACTGGAACAACGTAGGACAATCATATATACATTAGACTTTGAAATGAAGATTGCTCTGTACGGGCCTGAATCTAATAAGGCAGTTATTCGCGATGTACGCAACAACTTGTTCTTACAAGAAGCAGGACTCAATGATAGCGATGTGTATATCAAGACACTGAAGATCACTCCTAATCCAAGCTCAGTGAATGCTGATAGTGATTATGGGTTTATTGATACTGATTTGGATAGTGCATAATGAGTGATAAAAGTAACGACAAGAATATAAGAGATGACTATACCACCTCCCGTGACACCTATCACGATATAATTGAAAAAGGCAGGGAGAGTATGGATTTGATGATTGAAGTCGCACGAGAGAGTGAACACCCTCGTGCCTTTGAGGTCTTATCTGGCATGATGAAAAACATGGCAGATGTTACTGATAAATTGATGGACTTGAATAAGAAACACAAAGAAATCAATAAAGATGATGAAATTAAACAAGTAGGCAACACGACAAACAACCTTTTCGTAGGAACTACTACAGACTTACAGCGACTTATAAATAATGAGAAGAATGTCATAGATGTTGAACCCAAAACAGAATGAGTCTTATCTTGGCAACATTAATGTCAAGAGAGATGGTGTTCAGCATCAGTTCACAGAATCAGAAGTAAAGGAATACATCAAGTGTTCCAACAATCCGATATACTTCTGTAAGACCTATCTAAAAGTCATATCCCTTGACTACGGCCTAGTGCCATTTGACCTATACCCATATCAGGAGAAGATGTTTGATCACTTCAACAACAACCGATTTAGCATTGTCCTTGCATGTAGACAGTCTGGTAAGTCTATATCTTCTGTCGGGTATCTTATTTGGTTTGCTTGTTTTCATAGTGAAAAAACTATTGCAATCCTAGCAAACAAGGGTGCGACTGCGAGAGAGATGTTGTCTCGCGTCACCTTGATGTTAGAGAACCTACCCTTCTTCCTACAACCCGGCTGCAAGGCACTCAACAAGGGTTCTATTGAGTTCAGTAACAACTCACGCATTATTGCTGCCGCAACCTCTGGTAGTTCTATCCGTGGTATGTCAGTGAACTTACTGTTCCTAGATGAGTTTGCTTTTGTGGAACGGGCAAATGAGTTCTATACATCTACCTATCCGGTAATCTCTGCGGGTAAAGATACTAAGGTAATCATCACTTCTACCGCGAATGGTATCGGTAATACTTTTCACAAGATATGGGAAGGCGCAGTCCAAAAAGTGAATGAGTTTGTCCCTTTCACTGTGAACTGGTATGATGTGCCTGGCCGTGACTCAGAGTGGAAGAGACAAACAATCTCCAACACTTCTCAGTTACAGTTTGACCAAGAGTTTGGCAATACCTTTTTTGGTACAGGTGATACTCTGATCAATGCCGAGACACTGCTATCATTTAGGGCAAAACCGCCACAACAAGCGCTTGAAGGGGCGGATCTACTTGTCTACGATACCCCACAGAAAGACCATGAATATGTCATGACTGTGGACGTATCAAAAGGAAGAGGACAGGATTATTCTACGTTTAACGTTATCGACATTAGCATGAGACCCTTTAAGCAGGTTGCTGTCTATCGCAATAATACTATATCTCCAATACTCTTTCCTAATGTTATATATAAGTACGCAAAACTCTGGAATGAAGCATATGTGGTCATAGAGTCAAATGACCAAGGCACTCTAGTGTGTCAAGGACTATATCAAGATCTAGAGTACGAGAACATCCATATGGAGTCGGCAATCAAGGCAGACCGTATTGGTATTGAGATGAATCGTAAGGTGAAACGTCTTGGGTGTTCAGCAATCAAAGATATCTTAGAAGAGAATAAACTAGATATCGTAGACGAAAATACTATCCTAGAGATATCTACCTTTGTATCCAAGGGACAATCCTTCGAGGCCTCGGACGGTAACCACGATGACTTGATGATGAATCTGGTCATGTTTGGTTACTTCGTATCGTCTCAGTTCTTTGCTGATCTGACTGACATCAACCTCAAGGAGATTATGTTTGCCAAGAAGATGAAAGAGATAGAGGACGATGTTCCACCTGTCGGTTTCATTGATGATGGTCTCCATGATGTTCGCGTAGAAGAAGAACAGAGAGAAATGGGATGGCATACCTTTGAGGGCACTGGTATAGGTGTTGAAGAATGGTAATTGTATAAATAAAGGTATTGAATATAACCGTATTATGATCACTTATAATAGATACAAAGGATAAAAGTTATGGCACTTTTTACACCCTCTGCTTCTCCTGCTGTAACAGTTAAAGAGATTGATCTTACAGGCGTAGTGCCTAACGTTCAGACTTCAACTGGTGCATTTGTGGGGAACTTTGGTTGGGGGCCTGTCGGCGTAGCAACTTTAGTCTCAGATGAGACTGGGTTGGTAAGTACGTTCTCAGCACCAACCGACGATACTTCAGTAGATTTCCATTCTGCTGCGTACTTTCTACGTTACTCGAACTCTATGTTTGTTGTACGCGAACAGGATTCTGACGCAAGAAACTCTGTTGCAAACCACACCGGCCTCGGTAGTTTGACTGCACAAACAGTCAACAACTTGGACGCATTTGAGAACCTAACTCTTGATAGTTCCGATGGTGCATTCATTGCAAAATATCCAGGCGAACTGGGTAACTCACTAAAGGTCTCTATCTTGGGTTCTGACTCCGATAACGGTGGAGTGACGAACTTCAATGCATGGACATACAAAGACCAGTTTGATGGTGCGCCTGGCTCATCACCTTATGTTACTGCTCTCGGCGGTAAGAACGATGAGATCCACGTTGCGGTCATTGACGAAGACGGTGAGATTACTGGTACTGCTGGAACAGTTCTTGAAACATTCCCATTCTTGTCTGTTGCCAAAAACGCAAAGGCAGCTGACGGAACTTCAAACTACTACTACGATGTTCTGAAGATTCGTTCTAACTGGTTGTATGCAACTAATGCATGGACTACTGGTACGACTTCAACCACTCCTGCTGTTGCTGGTATTTATAGTGCACCGATGGGAACTGCCAGTGTAACAACTGTATTAACAGTCACGGACGGAACTACGACAGTAACTATTGGTAGTGCGGCTTACACCTCTCATGCTGATATGATTACTGCTATTCAAGGTGGGACAAATTATGGTTCCCTACTTTATACGGTAAGTCTTTCTGGTACAAACATCGTATTTACCTTCAAGAGTGCTGGTGCAGTCGCGGCCGCTCCGACTTTCACTAAAGAATCGTCTTCAGTCACAGTAACAGAAACTACGGCTGGTGCTAATGCGATTACTTCAGTCTCCGGTAATAACGATTTTAGTGGAGCACTGTGGGGTAGTAACGCAACAACTGCTGGACAAGATTTCAAGGCGGATGTTAAGTGGGGTGCTAGTCAAATTGAAAACGAGTGGTCATTCACTTCTGGTGTAACTTCAAGTTCACTGGGAACTGATGACATGCTACGTGGATTTGACAAGTTTGAGGACAAAGAGAATATCGAAGTAGACTTCTTGATTGCCCCCGAATCACTCGCAGACGCAAGCGCAACTACGATTGTAAATGACCTTGTATCTATTGCTGGTACTACTCGTAAGGACTGTGTGGCAGTTGCCTCACCTTCTCGTAACGCTGTAGTAGTCACTGGTACTAACACCGCTATCTTAGCGTGTAACAATACCTACACTAAGTCATCCTACTTAGTACAAGACAACAACTACTTGAAAGTCTTTGATAAGTACAACGACAAATACATCAAGATTCCTGCTGCATCATCCACTGCGGGACTCATGGCTGCTACCGACTTAGTCGCTGCACCGTGGTTCTCCCCTGCTGGTTCAAGACGAGGACGATATCAAGGTATTACCGATATCATCGTGTCTCCGACTAAGGCAGAACGAGATGCATTATATAAAGTAGGCATCAACCCGATTGCTAACATCCCAGGCGAGGGTATCATGCTCTTTGGTGATAAGACCAACGAGTCACGACCATCCGCATTCGACAGAATCAATGTTCGTCGTTTGTTCTTGGGTGTTGAGAGAGCAATCGCAATTGCAGGACGCAACGTAATGTTTGAGTTCAACGACGAGTTTACTCGTGCGGAGTTCGTGAACATCGTTGAACCATTCCTTCGTGAGATTCAGGGACGCCGTGGTATCACGGACTTCCGTGTACAATGTGACGAAACGAATAACACCCCTGCTGTTGTTGATCGCAACGAATTCATCGCAAGCATCTTCATCAAACCTGC